TTTTAAAATGCTGTGTCCTACTGTTATACATATTTTCATTATTTACTACCTCCTTTAACATTTAATTCATCTGTCATAGTATCTAATAAACTACCTATTTTCTCTTTTAATCGTTTAGGAACTGGTAATCCACATAAGTACATATTTTTTAATATACTTACACTTTCATATAGAATAAATAAAATAGAGAAAAATTCAGATATTCCAAGATGATTTAATCGCAAAAAATCAACCCAATCTTGTGGCAACATAAATAAAAAGTTAAACTTTGTAAGAATGTCAACTACTGCTAGAAAAAATATACATGCTATCATTGCTACTTTTCTTATTCCTCCATTTATTCCAAAGCTCGAATTAAACTGATGTGTTTTTATCGCTCTTAAGCATCCTAGCAGTGTATCAAATGCTATTGCTAATATTACTAATTTTATAAATATATTTGTTGCTAAAAAAACTATTGTTACGTTCATATTTCCTCCTTATTTTGCATTAAAATAAGACTTAGAAATTATCTAAGTCTATAAAAAAAGAACCTACTACACTGTTGGTTCTACTGGTGTTTCTTCTTTATTTAATAAACCTGTTAACTCTAAATATTGTTCTTCTGTAATCCTATTTACTGCATAGAATACATCCATCTTATGTTGTAAATCCTCCTTAGTGCTATAGTTCTTTTGTTCTATCATTAATTTTAATAAGTTATACATATCATTTCCTCCTATAAATTATTGTTTAATTTTATATTTTCTACTTCAAAGGCTGTATTTACTATCTCAGAATCTCTATTTTTATTTTCTTCTTTTAACAGATTTAATTCTTTTTCTAATGCTTGTAATCTCTTTTGTTCATCTGTCAAAACAATCTCTATATTTTTTATGTTTAGTTCTTTTGTAACTGGATTTATAGACTCTATATACTGTTTACTATAGTCTATACTTCCATATTCAACATCTAAGTAATGTAATTCTGTTATTGTATCATGTTCTAATACGTCACCTGTTGTTTCACCTGTTTGGAATATTATTTTTCCATCTTGATTATAAATTACTCTATTTCCTCTATCCATTCTATCACCTCATATTATTAATTATTTAAAAGCTCTATGTCTAACGCATACCATCTAAAAGTGCTAGTATAAAAACTAATAGGAAATTTAATTCCAGCACTTAAATCACTGATACCTATTTCAATATTAAAACTATCGGCAGTAATATCTCTAACATTAGCAGTCCCAACAATACGAGTATATGAACCATTATCATATTTAAGATTTCGATCTCTACCACTCATACAAGGATAAGCGTGAAGATACTTAAAAGGTTGAGAAGTATCTCTAAAAGAAATATAACTAATTATAATAGTTTTTGGTACAAAGTTTAATTTAGTAGGAACAATTAAAGAATTTTGAGAACCATCTGGTGGAGTATAAGTGCCAGTCGCATATTTAATTCGTTGACTTAATTGATTAGTTAATTCTGTTATCCTATTTTGCAACTCCTCAACACTAGCATCTGAACTATCAAAAGAAGTTTTAATTTTCTCTGATAACTCTACTAGCGTATTATTTAAACTTGCTTCTATGTTCTTTAATGCTAAAGTATTTATAATACTTGTTTTGCCACTTTTGAATGTATCTTTAATTTCTATCCATTTATTTGTAACTTCATCTGTTGTAGAACCACTTGGAAGGGGTGCAATTCCTCTGCTTACGCTTACAACTTTTTCTACTGTAGCATTGGCACTGTCTGTAACAACTATTTTAAGAGTATGCAGTGCATTATCTTCTAATGTATAGTTAATTGTCTTTTCAAGAGTTAAATCGGTTGTTATAGTTTCTTTTAATACATCATCTATAAAATATTCTATTTTAGTTAACAATGTAGGGTCTGTGTGGTCAGCTTTAAATGTTGCTGTGCTTGAGTTATATGAGGATATGTTCAAAAATGGTAATGCTTGTAGTAATGTTATTTTAGCATAACCATGAGCATTACTAGTATTATCACCTGCGATACTATTAACATTTTCTAACCAATATTCAGATGTAGGTATATATCCTTTTGGTTTATAACTATCTTTAGTTAAAACATATCCGCTTCCACCTCCACCTACGCCACTAGTAGAAGCTCCAGCACCACCATACCAACCACCACCGCCAGCACAAACATTACCAATACCACCTTTTCCAAATGAACCATTGCCATTACTATTAACAGTTACACCACCTTCGTATTGAGTGCCACCAGTACAAGTAGTTCCAGCACTAACACCCATGCCACCTGCAAATCCACCACCTAAACCAATTGAAGAAAAAGAAGAAATACCAATAGAACCTCCGCCCCCTGCTACAATTATACGTGATAATAATCCTTGCTCATCATTCCAAACACCTCCAATAAGTCTTATATCGGTAGCTCCGCCTCCACATGTTGTAAATTTAGGGTCTACACCTTCATTAGGACCTCTTCCCCCTCCATTAAAACCAGCCCAGTCGCTAATGTTACTAAACTTTTTGTACCCACTTTCACCAGCGTAAACATATAATATAGTTTCTTTTTTTAATGTGAGTTCTCCTTTAGAATAGCCACCTTTAGCACATTCAGTCCACTCATCAAAACGACCACCTCCACTAGCACCCCAACATTCTAATTTATACTTCCCAGGTTTTAATATAACTTTTTTCCCTGTTCCAATATAATTAAAATTCCATTCAGTAGTCATTTTTATCACTCTCCTTTCTTAAATAGGTAACATATCATTTTGTATAGATATATTAACCTCATTAAATTTTTCTATTTTTCTAACAACTTCATCTATTGCCCCTTGCACATTCGTAGCAGTAAGATTACTTGTTGCATTATTATAGCTTGTTTTCTCTGCTGTTGTTTCTATACTATCTACACTAGCTTTTACCTCATTTAAGGCACTAACTATATTTGTTTTATCTGTTGTAGTAAGTTGTGTTGTATCCCCTATTTTATTGTTTAACTCTGTTTTAGCAGTTTCTAAGTTGCTTGTTAATTCTGTTTTAGTTGTATCAATTTTAGTATTAACAGTACCTATTTTAGTTTCTAAGTCTTGTATATCTTTGAGTGTTGCAAAGATTATTGTTGGGTCAATTTTTAGTTCTATATTATTTACATTAGATACAATAAGCACAGTTTTAACCTTCATGTCTACCACTGCACCTTGTTCTATAGAAGGTTTATAACACTCTTTGTATTTAGAAATGGCAATTAAATTATTTTCATCATCTAAATATCCTATTTCTCTTATCATAAACCCGCCTACACTTGATGGTATTAAACTCTCTAATATTATACAATTTGGTGCAGTTTCATCTGTAGTTGTATTTCCGATATTGCCTTCCCATACCACATTTTTGAGAGCTGTCTGACTCTCAGTTGGAGTATATTCACTCCCTCCTCCATCACCAAGTTGAATTTTTACAAATCCCACTTTATTACCTGTGACACTTGCATTTGCTATCTTTGCTTTTCCTACATCTGTAATTATAGTGTAATAACTTTTATCTATAGCCAATATATCACCTCCTAAAATATTGTTACCTCTTGGTATCCAACTCCATTGCCAGTTAATACATCAATTTCTCCATAAGTTTCTATATCTGGTGGACTCCAAGGGTATATAGTTATTTCTTGACCCATTAAGGTTGTTATACCAAAATTCATATAATTGTCTTTGCTTATAAGCACTCTAGTGTAATCAAGACTCATATTACAAGGTTTGATGCTACTTACAAAAGAATGAACTTCCTCAAACCAATCTTGATTTCTAGCATCACTCTCAAGGTGTATGTTATAAGTCGCATTATTAATAGTTAATTCATAATTGCCTTCTCCAACTACATTATCTAGCCAGTTTCTTAAAAATCTCTCTGAATAAGGTAATTTACTTATATATTTACTAAAAATCCTAAACCTTCTATCTTCTAAACTCTCATTACTTTTAGGAGTTATAGACATTATCTTTTCCCATCTTTTCACACCACTTGGAGTTAAATCCTCTAAAAACTGGTCATTTGATAGGTCCTTTAATTTATCATGTAGTGTTTTTATTTCTTTATTTTCTACATTAAATACTTTTATATATTCTTCTTTATCTTGCAGAATTTGTGGTAAGTAATTTATTAGATTAATCTCTTTATCCAACTACTTCACCTCTTAATACTATAGAATCTTTATCAACATTAAGATTAGATGCAATACTATTTATCATTGTATTTGCAATGTCTAATACTCCATCAATACTAAGTAATCTAGTTTCAATTTGAGATATACGAACTATTAAGTTTTCTTCATCTTCCCAACTCATATTAAGTTCATTTAAATAGTCATCAACTGCTTCTTCTGCAATTGTTTTTATATTCTCCCATGTATATCCACTCTTATATGTTATTTCTGCTGATATATTTATAGTTGTACTTGTAACTCCTTCAACTGTGACTCGGTGTCCAATTGGTGCTAATCCAAGACCTTCTCCTTGGTTTTGTAGAGGGTCAATTTCTTCTTGAACTAAATTAACTAAGTCAGTGCTTGGTACTTTGAAGTTAGAATTAATTATTACTAACTTAACAGTACCTCCACCGTCCCACACAGGATAAACCTTAACTCCTCCAACATCTTGTATTTTGTTAACTTCATCTTTATAATTTTGTATATTTCCACCAAATGATTGTGAATTTAAACTATCATAATATCGTTGCCTTAGACTGTCCTCTGATTCTTCATCTTCTCCATTTATCAGTATTTCTGTCAGTTCTGCTGTTTCTAATTTGTCTATATATTCGATAGGTATTAGTTGCCCCAACTCAAAAATAGGTCCCGCAGTCTCACATTTCATCTTATATATACCTTCAGATATTCTCTCAATTGCTACATAGTTATATTCTCCTAGATTAAACCTAGAATCAAGTGGAATATCTATGTTAAAAACTCCTTTTACAATTGTATTGGTTGCAGGTAAAGGTGTAATACCTCTCTCTTTACATCTCTTCTCTAAATAGTAATAACTAGCAGTATCTACGAATGTTTGGTCTAGTAATTCATCCATTGCAATGTATGTTTCTGTGAGTTCTATGGCAACAGGAGCAAGAGCATTATATATTATAGACCCTTCCCTTTTATCAAAAGTATCTGGTACACTATCTAACATTCTTTTAATTATATTTTCAAATGTCATTAACTCAAACACTAAATACTCACCACCTTCTCTGCATTTATATTTCCATATTTTGTATGAACTGAAAATCTTACAATGTACTTTTCCTTTTACATTTTGAAACTCAAAATTATCTATATTTTCAATCCTATCATCTTGAATTAGTGCTTCTGTTATCCTTCTTTCAAGTTCGGGTATTACATATGAAATAGGTTCTCCAATTAAATCATTTAATTCAACACCATAATTTCTAGAATAAATAAGGTGCTCATACCTTTCAGTATTTAAAATTAAAAAGATGGTTTGTTTTAATGCTTCAACATCATCACAAATACCATCT